GCCTCGAGGAAAAGAGAATCCGCGGCCTCTTTGCTCAGTCCACCTTGCCGGTAAAACTTGTCATGCAGGACGGCTGCCTTCCTTCCCTTATCTTTCAGCAGCGCATAAACCAGGGGCAGACATTTTGGCACCGAGGCAAAATCGGTTACAAATCCCTTTTCCGCCTCGATGATCATGCCGCTATCCCGCTGGTAAACGAGAGGGGCGAGCAGCTGCCAGCTTTCGCAATCCAGTTCCTTGCACTCGAGATCGGTCAGGAACTTTCCCATGATTAAGGCTCCTTGCTTCTTTCATCAAAGGTACATTCGGCAAAGGGCTTATTCTCTTCCGATTTGAAAAATTCGCATTCTTCAAACGGTGCGCCCATTCCCATGTGAAAGCAGGCTTTCCCGCCCCGAGGGCAATCCTCGTGAGAAAATCGGGTGACCATGGGGTTGACGGTTTCCCCTTTGAACTTTTTCGGGTCCAGGTTCATCTCGATTCCCCGAAACAGATACGATCCGCCTCTCTCACTGCTTCTCTTGAGGCAATTCTCAGGCTATCCCGCAAGCTGACCTTGCCCGGCGCCGCCATCTTGATTCCGATAATGAATCCCTGCAGCGCGGCCTGGATCTTCGCCATGTTCGCGGTCTGCCTTTGCAAGTCGCTCTTGATCTCAACCATCCCCAAGAGCCCGTTAACGGCGGCAATCGCGGGAGGATTTTTCACATTCGTAAGCAGGAGCGGCAGGGCATCGGCAATCAGGGTATTGAAAGTAATAGGATCGCCTTTCGAAGCTTCAAGCAGGGCCTGCGCATGGGTAAGAATAGGCCCGATCAGCTGCGGGTTGTTTTTCCCGACTTCGTACCCGGCAATGCTCGCGGCTGATTGTATGGCGGCGATTTCGGTATCGGGCTTGACCTGGATCATTGAGCAGCCGGCCAGGGCGAAAATGAGAAGCATCAAAAATGCGATAAGTTTTCTTTTCATTGCATGTCCTTTCTCAGACAAAGAATTCGTGATGGCCTATGGCCTTGATCACTCTCATTCCCGCTTGCAGCCATTTCTCTTTTACGAGTGGGGCAGTTTCCGGGTTCAGGTACTGGCAACAGTTCGCCTTATAAAGGTCAATATCTCGGGAGATTTCGCCATTGATCAGGCCGGTAGCAATCCCGAAACAAAGCTGCAGGCTCGTGTTTTTCTCGTATTCCTTGTCCCAGCTTGCAGCCATGTGAACCGATTCCTCGTAATACTCCCGGCCCGCTTCCGGCATGGTCCAGGAGAACTGCCAGGGCATCAGGATCACTTCCTTGATGGTGCTTCCGTCCCATTTCCGGTGATTGACCCTTTCAAGAATGACGGTGCCGACGGCAACTTTACCGTCGACCGGCTCGCCCCCGGCCTCGCGCTCGATGCAAAGCCCCAGGAGCTGTTCGTCAGTCAGGGATTCGAATATAGGGCGGTCTGACTTTCTCATTTGCCTGTCTCATGAAGGATCACGGCCGTGGTTTTTGGTTTACAATCCGTAGCGCCGCAGTCAATCGCATGGCCATGTGTATTGGCCCGGTCCCACAACTCTTTGATATCTATTTTTATCCAGCCGACAAGGAATAATGTCAGTGCCTGCATCCCGCCGAATATCCAGAGCATTGTTGTTTCATTCATTGCCTGCCGCCCCCATTTATGTTATTTACCTGCCGCCGATGGCGCCGGCCCTTACCCCAGGGCCCGGATGCTCGAACATCCGAAAAGCGCTGTCGGCTCTCACCTTACTGAAACGACTTCGACCGTATAGTTCGCGCTCGCCGTGGCCTGATTCGACACCCTCAAAGTCAGAGTGCTCGTAATCGCGGGATACCGGTATGCGCTCATGAAAGTGCTGTATGGCGCTGTGTCATACGTGGCCGTGGCGTGGATCAGGTTCACGCCCTTTCCGCCGAGAATGTCCTGGCCATCCATAAGAATCACGACGTCGGCAGCATCGGGAGCTGTCCCGCCCGCTGTCGGGTAGGCTTTAACCTGATAAAGATAATGGGTGCCCTGGATCATGGCCATATTTGCGGCGGAAAAAGCTGTGTCCGGGATGGAGCCGTCATCGGCAGCGCCCGTGCAAACGAGCTTGATAATCGTGAATCCGCCCGTGTAGGCCGAAACATCGGTCTGAACGCAGGACCCGGCAGCAAAGAGTATAGCCGGCGTCAGGAGCAGGATCACGAGAGAGAGTAAGAATTTTTTCATTATCGCCCCCTGGGGGAATGGGAGGGCCGAAGCCCTCCCGTTGTGGTTAAGCAATCAGCGTATGCGGGAAGGTATCGCACGTTCCGGCTGTACCGGATCCGGTTACGATGTTACCGGCAGAGTATTCAACCTTGCAGTCGATTCCACCTGCTCCGGCATCGCCATCAACATCGGCGTCAGTTATAAGCCGGTTGTTGATGGTATAAACCAGGTCCGAATTCTCATCGATGCACAGTGCCGTTGCATGAATCGTATTGTCGATGATTACGCTGTCATACGCAGGGGAGCTTGCAACAACGTCGATTCCCTCAGTCGCCCGAATGAAGCATCCCTCAATACGGAACTGATGAGTTGCTGTCGTGCCAGCGATGGCGATACCAACCGCACAGATACCCGTCCCGGGAGCAGCGGGATTCTGGTAAAGATTAAAGCCCAGGATTCTTACGAGGGCCGAATCCGTGATCTGAATACCGACCGTGTTTCCGGCAGCGGAAGGCTGCATATGCCCGCCGATGATTTGGAAGCCGTGACAGCCGGCGGGGATGGTGATTCCGACCCCGGTTCCGTCGAGCGTAAAGCCCAGGTTGATAAGGCGACAACCGACTTTTGCCAGGGCGATTGTGTGATGGCCGATTATGCGGGGGTAGGGTACCAGATCCGCGCCGACCCCGATAATGTCGCACTTCTCGGGGAGGACCGTCAGATCCTCGTCTATCCCGTCGCCCATGACAAAAATGCGGTTTCGGCGAGCCCACCAACGGTTTGCCGTGAGGCCGATGCTGGTATTGCTGGCGGTGATTGCTTCCGCGATCGTGGCAAAGGGACTCTGCATCGAACCGTCGCCGGTTGCCGAAACATTGAGGTCAACAAAGTAATCTGCGGCTCCCGTGGGGTTTCCGCCCATTACGCTACCGCCCGGTTCTACGAGGATCTGTCCGCCGTTGGCGACTACGAGGATATCCCCGCCCATTTTCCTGTAAACTTTCGGCTGATAAGAAACGTCTGCCATTTTAAAATTCCTCCGTTATCCGTTGGTTGCCCCCGGACAGGGCCGGATTCACCCTGTCCGGAGTACCCATTTAAGGGACGGTTACGCTACGGGAGCATCCAAGGGATGGCCCTTGACGAGCGTGATCGACATCGGCATTGAGACGGTCCCGGTCTCTGTGTAGACGAGCTCCAGGTATCTTTTCCCGCCGACATAGCCGAGTTTGTAAAGCGTGTTGTCCTCTGCGGTATCGTCGATCGTGAGAACGATTCCGCTGGTGACGGTCAGGTCAAGCATGTCATCCGTGGTCACTGCGGTATAGGTCGTTCCGTCGTCGCTGTGCCCGAGAGTGAAAACGAGCTTGTGGGAAGCCCCGAGCCCCGACCCGGCATCCAGGCCGGCCGCGATAAGCAGGCACGCGGAATTGAATCCTGCCAGGTCAATATCCGTGATCGTGGCTGTCGCGGAAACGACAACCGGATCGAGCAGGGAAACAACTTCGATATTGTTGTAAAGGTCTTTCATGGCGTTTTCCTCCAAATTTATTGCAAGGGGGCGGTTGCCCGCCCCGGTTACTTGTTTAGGCCGCGATTTTCAGGGCTTTCAGGGCCTCGTACATCACAATCCCGCCGCCGACGCGCTTTGTCGTATAAAACGCGACATAGGGCTTTGCGGTGAAGGGATCGCGCAGGACGCGGGTTCCGATCCTGTCGATAATCAGGTAGGCCCGCTTGAAATTGCCGTACCAGAGCGGGTAGGTGTTCGCCCCGATGGCCGCCACGTTATCGTCATACTCGACGGGTTTGCCGAGCAGGGTGTCCGGAGCGTCCTGGAGAAGTCCGGGCCGCCACAGGTAGTTGCCCTCACCGTCCTTGAATTTCCGGATCACCTGCATGGTCGAATCGGCCATCAGGAAGGCGGCGCCGTTGCGGTAAGCCGGCTTCAGGGCATGCTGCAGGTCAATGAGCTTGTCGGCATTGTTGAGCAGAGACGCGTGACCGCCGGAGATAAAGCCAACTTTGCCCCAGGAATAAGAGGCGTTGGCGATCTTGGTGTAGGAATCGATACCTTTCGGCTCGCCCACCCCGTTCCCGCTGATGAAGGCCTCGCCCTCTTCCTCGTTAAACTCGATGCCGACTTCCTCGGCCAGCCATGCGCCGATATCAACGCGGCTGTCGTCAAGCAGGGCCTGCGTTGCGTAAGGCATTGCATAGAGCTCTTTGGTATTGATGGCGATTTCCGCCAGGGTCGGCGTGCTGGTTTCGGTCCTGGATGCTTTCTCGGCTACCCAGCCGGAAGTTGCCCCGCCCTGGTTGACGAGCTTTTTATATGTGTCCGTCGAAATCGACCTGACCGTGGCAAGCCTCCTCATGGCCAGGATGGTTCCCGCAACACGATCAATCGCCGCGTCGACTTCCTCCGGAACTGTGAATCCGCCGTCCGGATCGGACAGCGTTGAGGCCGCCGCCTGGACTTCGAGCTCTTTGATATCCTGGGCGCCGCGCCGCATAAGGTGATTGAATGCCTTCATGCGGTTGATCGCTTCCGGACTCTGCGCCCCGCCTCCACCGCCGAACTGCGCCCGGGCGACGGCCGTCTCGATCGCTTCCAGCTGCTTTTTCATGGCCGCGATATTTGAGATATCGGCGTTGATCTTGTCGACTTTCTCAACGAGGTCCGCCGGCGCGTAGCCTTTCGTTTCGATTGCCTTTATCCGCTTGTCGTTTTCGGTCTTGAACGCCTCAAAAGTGCGTCCGAGGTCCTCAATCATTTTTTTGATAGCTTCCATTTTTTAAATCCCCCTTATTGGAATATTTTCATTACGGATTTGATAGATTCCTTCAGGCTCTCAACGTCCCGCTGATCGCCGCCCTGTCCGCCGCTGCATCCCGCAGCTTTGGACGCTGCCAGTTTCGCAAAATTGCGGCTTGCGCCTGCATCCCGCAGGGCATGCTCAATTTCTCTTTCTGTAAGCTCCCGGCCGGCTTTGGCTGCCGCGATCTCATCGGGTGCATTTGCGAACATCGAAAGGTCAAACTGCGCCTTTGCCGCCTTTCCGTCCACGATCAGATCGACAAAGCCCTTTTCCTTGGCTTCCTTCGCGGTTAGCCAGGTTTCCGCCTTCATCATGTCGGAGAGTTCGCGCTTGCCGACCTTGGATTTGTCGTAATAGACGCCCAGGATGTTGCCGTCGATTTTTTCGAGGATATCGGCAGTCTCCCGCAGGTCGTATTGATTCCCGGCCATCACGGTCCAGGCATTGTGAATCATCAGCATGGTGTTGTCGTAGGCCTGGACCTTTTTCCCGGCCATGGCGATAACCGAAGCCATGGAGGCCGCCACGCCCTCAATCCGGGTTGTCACGGTCCCTTTGTGGCTCTGGAGAGCGTTGTAAATAGCGGTGCCATCGAAAACGTCCCCGCCCGGGGAGTTGATCCGGACGGTCACGCTATCCATGCCTGAGAGTGCCGCAATAAGCTCCCGCGGATCATTGAAGGGCCAGCCGATGAAGTCGTAAATTAAGATTTCGGAATCGCCATCATCCTTGGCTTGGATCTTGAACCAATCCGGCTTGTCGAGGGGCTTACTTAGGATCCTGGAAATGGCTTCAGCGTTTTTCTGGTTGCGGTATGAAAGTTTCATTTCTGCGCCCCTCCTGCCGTCTGTTCTTTCCCCGGCTCCTTTACTGTGCTGGTGCGGGTCCGGTAAATCTCGCCGCCCACATAGGGATTCATGTCGAGCAGCTCCCGGCACTCATTCGGATTCATGATTTCCTTGTCGATGGCCGTCGCAAAAGCTGTCATCTGTTCGGAGAAGGACCCCCTTTGCAGGCCGCGGGCCTGGAATTTTGCGTAATAGGTTTTCCTCTCTTCCGGAGATAGCAAATCCCGGTATATTGCTTTTTCGATACTCACCAGCCAGGGAAGCAGGGCGTAAATAACGAAGCCGATCGAGAACTGTTCCGCGCTTGCATAGGTGGGGACATTATCCCCGGAGTTCATGACCGTAAGCGGCATGCCGAAGAAGATATCCACGATCTCATTTTTCTGGAATTTCCGGAGCTCAAGGAACTGAGCGTCTTTCGGGTCAATTGATATTTTGTTTGCCTTCATGCCCTCTTCGAGCAGAAGCGCCTGGTGCGTCTGTCCGAGTCCCGCATATACTTCCTGGAAAGTTTCCCTGAAGGTTTTGGGGTCCTTCAATTTGGTGGGGGCCTCTACAATGATTCCCGGATGTATGCCCTGACCGAAATACCGGGCCCCGAATTCCTCGGCTGCCAGGCTGAGGCCGATGCTCTCGCGAGTGTATTGAATGGGGTTAATTCCAACTATGCCGTTTATTGTGAGGCCGCGAAGGTGAAACATCTGGCTTGCGGGGAATATTTTCGTTGTGGTGCCTGTCGGCTGCGAGATCCCGTCATGCGTTGTCGAGACTGAGTTTTCATCAGGAAGCAGGACCTTATAAAACAATTCATAGTTGGCGGTCTGAATAACCTCCTGCACCCTCCCGGGCGCCAGCGGTATCAACTCTCTGACCTTCCCTTTCGGGTCAAGGCCGGTATTTTTAAAGGCAAAGAAGTTGCCCCTCGTGAGCTGGTGGACCATGGCCATGCCCCAAAAATCCGAAGAGCTCATCCAGCCATTCGGCAGGTCATGGAGAAGGGGATAAAGGTGAAAGTCTTTTGCAATATTGCGCTTGTCTCCATCCGCTTGCATAATATGGCAGGGGAGCATTCCGGTGACGCGGGAAAGGATATTGACGCAGGAAAAGACGGTGCCTTCGCGCATGGCCCTGTCCGTCGAAACGCTCACACCCGAGTGCGTGGAGCCTCCGCCAAAGACGGACCTGATCATTTTTTCCAGCTCATGCGGATTCATGGCCTTTGGCCGTGGCAACCGTCCCATGATACTCATTTGCTATCCTTCAGGAGATAACCGGCAATCATGAGCAGCGCCCCGCAAACACTGAACGCGATCCACGGCCGGAACAGATAAAGCCCGTATGTCATAATCGCGAGGCCTCCAAATGCAAGAACGTCGCGGAGATTGAAATTCTTTTTCAGCTTTTCCAGCAATATGAGTACCCTTTCGGGGTTAAGTTCATGGGCGGCCCGGTGGCCCAGACCGAACCGCCCGCACCAAAAGAAGGAGGTGAATATGTAGATTTATGTATTTCAGGGAAAAACAGAAATGTCTAAGAAGGGTGAATAATGTGAAGAATCTGAGAAGGTTTTTTAGCTTTCCAGCATTATATTCAGGAAGTTTATTACTGATTCTTTGGTTATGCGCCTCGATCCGCGCACTTTCATGGCCTTTAATTTATCCTCATCACAGAGGCGATAAACGCTCGCAACGGAAACCCGAAGGACCTGCGCAACTTCAGCGGGGAGTAAAAGCGATTTGTTTGGAAGCTCATTGATAATTTCGGTCATTCTGCTATCTCCTTTCCGGTCATTCGGGCTACCATCTGGGCCTTCGTGAGGCCGTCATAAACTGATTTCGTGTTTTTCGCCTCGGGATTCATGGCCATCAGCGCTACTGCTGAGAACGTCGCCATGAGCGGATCTATCTTGCCGGTGCCGCTCGCCTGTTTGGTGATCAGGACGGCGTTCCCCCGCGGCTCTACCCGGGCATTGCCGACGCACCACTGCATCATCGGCCGACCAGCGTGAACGATTGACTTCTCTGCAATCTTGCGCTCCACGGTCTTGATCGCGCCCGAGAGCCGCCAGCCCTGAGGGATTCCGACAACGCGGTCATGATCGATCCCCCTCCGGTCCACAATCTCATCCACGATTTCGCCAACGCCAACAGGGTCCACGCCGATCCGGTCCAGGAGCCCGGCATCATCGCATCGCATCACGATATCGCCAGCCTGCTCAACATCCTGGCCAATTTCATCCACTATCCAAAGGTCTCCGTCCTTTTTGAAATCGAGATACTTCGGGGCCTCCGACTTCCTGCGCTCCATTGCTATTTTGTGCGCCCAGGCCCGGGTCCACAGCCTCCAGATCCCGGTTTCTCCATCCCGGCCGATCACGGCCAGGCCCAGGAGATCGTCAAGGCCGCCGCCGTCGATTCCGATCACGATGACTTCCGAGCGCTCGAGGATGAGCTCAAGCGTGACTTCGCCGGCCGCAGCGTCCCAGAAGTCAGCTCCGGCCCAACGCTGGGCCCTGAGTGACGTCGCTATTTGAACATTAAGATGCTTGGCCAGGAAACTCTGCATCGAGGCGGCGCCTTCAATCTCCGCTTTTCCGTACTCGCGCACAAGGAAGGCCTCGTCAACGCTGGCGCCCAGGTTTGGGTTTGTGACATAAAAATACTTCGGGTCCAGGTGCCTTTTCTCTTCCAGGAAGGCTTTCGGG